TTGTATTTTTCCATAACATATTCGTGGATACAAATACCATCATAATTATGTTTACATTTATTATATTGGCAATGAACATTACTTTTCTTTTTATTGATACATTGAAAAATATCCATAAATTCTCCTTTCTTAGAGCCTATAAAATAGTAGTTTGATTCGCTTTTGTTAATTTGCCTACTTTTAGCACTTTTCGTAAAACAATCGCTACAACCCTTATAGATAGGGCGGTTCAGAGCATTTATATTGAATCTTGAAAAGTTGGCTAAAAATAGTGTAAACAAATTTTGATTTTATTTGCTTATTGTATATTATTATTCATTCACAGCTATTTGCTGACTATTTATGTATTCATATACTCCGTCTAATGCTTTTTCAAAAGCACCAATACCTGAGAAGAAACTACTAATCTTTAAATCATCAAACAAATAAGGCATTGCATTGTATAGTTCTAACAATATGTAATATGGAACGTTTACGATAATAGAATTACCGGCTTGCTTATATAATTGTGTATTTGAAATACCAATTTCTTTAGCTTTATTAAAGTCCTCGTCTGAGAAACCCATCAATCTCCATGCTTCTAACGGTGTAATTGTTCTGATTTCATAATCATCAATAATTTTTTGTACTTTAGATTTATCTGTCGTACAAACTGAAGGTAAGTGTCCACCATCTGCTGATGTTCTAATCGTCGGAGATACTTCATCAAACACTCTTGCTTTTGTTTCTCCAAAACCACCATAGATATTATGTAACATAGGTAATTTTGCATCGTCTTCTAAGAAGTCTTGTAATTTTCTTCTGATAATCTTTGGTGGATCTTTATACATTGTGGCAGTAAGTGTAGGAGCTACGAAGTTAGCATTATATACTTTATCCCTCATACAATGTGTCATATCATTTGTTGGATGACAAGTTCCTATTACTTGCTTACTCATATCAATCTCATAATTTACATTTTTAACAAGCTGTTCTTTCTTTCTCTGTAAAATATCATATTTGTCCCCAACAACTTCATCCAACACAGAAGTCATTGGATATACTTCTTTTAATGATTCTGGAAACTGGAACTTGCCATTATCTAAATCTTTTCTGATGCTCACTACAAACACTCTTTCTCTGTGCTGCGGTATTCCGTAATTTTGACCATCTAATACTTTGTAATAATTATTGTAACCATACTCTTCTAATTCAGATGTAAATAAATCAAATGTAGGCTTAAATTGTTTTCCTACAATATTCTTTACATTCTCGTAAATTGAAAATTTGGGTCTTTTACCTCTTACTACTCTTAATCCTTCAACAAGTAATGACGATCTGGATTTATCCAATTCTAATGAACCACAGTGAGGACACTTTTCTCTTTCTGAATAATGTACTTCTAACGGATTATATTCGTGTCCACATTCTTTACAAGTCCAAACAGAACCTTTTCCCTTGCCTGCTACTGAAAAGTCTTGACAAGGACTTCCCCACGTCATTAAGTCAAAATCCTCAATAATTGTTTCATCTACTTTTGTAATATCTCCTAAATTAATACTCTCATCTACATTATGTATCGCACAATATGACTTACTTGCAAATGGGTCAAACTCGCAAAAATTTACTTTTTTATAATTCATAATTTAAATTCTCCTTTTTCTATGTTTGTTATTGTTTGTTATTATTTCTATTAACCGAATCAAATTTTCATTTCATTGTGCTTGTATATTATTATTTCCTATTACTTCTAAATCAAAATCAATCAAGATATTGGTTAACTATTTTGTTCATTCAACTCAATTAATTTATTTATTATGTAATCATAATCAAAATGAGGTATAGTACACTTTTCACACGATTTAATTCCATTAGATAAAAATATATAGTTCCCTCCACAATTTGCATATGTATAAAGAGGACAATAACAAAACATGCAATTAAAATCTTTTAATTTTTCTTTTGATACATTATGGCAGGGGAAAAAGTTACACTTATTATTTTGAAAGAATTTATAATTGTCACTCATTTATTCACACTTTGAATAACCGCAGCTAGGACATGAATTGCATCCACCTTCAAATCTTAATTCTTCACCACATTGAGGACATGGATTTTTGATTAAGTCAGCTTTTATTTCTTTTATATGTTGATGTTTACTTATAGGTTTCTCATATTCATAATCATCACTTAATTCACTTTGAATTTCATTATACATATCTAGCAAAGCATTGCCTATCGAAACTGGACAGCAACTACCTCTTGATGTATCTTTTTTAGTTGCAGTTCTTACAGCATAGGAAGGACAATTACCACAACTATTTAATTGGTCTACAATAGTATAAATGTCAACCCCTGCTCTTGCTGACAATGAAATCATACGTGATAATCCGACCATGAAATTATTACATCCACCTGTACTACCTTTGCTGAAATATGTTTCTAGTAATTCTCCCGTGGCTGGATCAAAAAACCCAGAGCAATGTAATGTTCCACATCCAGTAGTCAGTGTTCTTTTTTTACCGATAACATTATCATCTGCTTGAATAATATAACCTCTTGGCAATTCTTCTTTAGTACATTCATTTTCATTTTTTTGTTCTTGTTTATCTTTATCAGATATTAAAATACCTTGTCTGATTGCATTTGGTCTAAATATAGTGCATCCCTTAACTCCGGCATCATGACATTTTAGATATATATCTTTTGTGTCTTCAAATGAATAATCTGTAGGTACATTAATAGTTTTTGAAACTGACATATCAACATGATAAGTTATATTCTTTAACATATTTACATGGTCATCAACGGACATCTCCATAGCAGTAATAAATTTATCTTTATTAACAATATTTCCATTTTTAACTTGTTCCCATAATCCAAATGCGTAATCTTGCATTTTAACTATTTTCACATTCTCTTCATCTTGACCACCAAATTTAACTTTACGTTCATACTCCAAGCTAAATATAGGTTCAATTCCAGAAGAACAATTATTACCAAATGTTAAAGATAATGTACCAGTTGGTGCAATTGACATAATTTTTGCATTTCTGATACCATATTTTTTAATGTCTTGTAATAGGTTATTCCATTTAACATTATTTTTAGCGTGTTTCTGTAAATATCCACTTTGCGTAAATTTATCTCTATCTAAATATGGGAATGATCCTTTATCTTTTGCTAATTTCATAGATGAATTAAAAGCATTATACGAAATAAAGTCCATTAAATTATATACAAAGTCTTGTGCTTCTTTAGTGTTATACTGAAGATTGAGCATAACTAACATGTCAGCTAATCCAGTAACTCCTAATCCAATAGTTCTAAATGATTGTTGATAGTTTTTATAAATTTTATCTGGAAAGTTATTAATATCAATTACATTATCCAAAAATCTAACACCTACAGAAATTGCATATTTGAGCGATTCATAATCAATTTCTGCATCTTTAGTAAATGGATTTATAACAAAATTATGTAAGAATAAACTACCTAAATTACAAGCTCCACCATATTCTTCAGAATTTAATGTTTCACCTGTTTGTGGACTATTACCGTAAATCGTTCCAGCTAAATATTCCGCGCATGGATTTGTACACACGATATTTTCTATGTACCATAAATTATTATCTTTATTAAGATTGTCGTAAAAGAAAATTCCCGGTTCGCCATTGTCATATGCTTGTTTTGTAATCAGATCCCAAAGATATGTAGCATTAATTTCCTTTTTATATTTCCATTTTGTTTCATCTTTTAAGATTGTTCCATCTTCAGAATAAACAGGGTAATGTAAATAAATATTCTTATCACTTTTTACTGCTTCAATAAAATCATCATCAACCATTACTGATACATTAAAGTGATTAAGTTTACCCTCATCGTAAGACTTGGCATTAATAAATTCTTCAATATCCATGTTATATACGGACATTACACCCATATTAGCCCCTCTACGGTTGCCTTGAAGAATTGTTGCAGTTTGAGAATTAAATACATCCATGAATGAAATTGCTCCACTTGCAATAGCATCATTAGTTGTTGGTGATCCTTTTGGTCTTAACTGTGAAAAATCGTAGCCAATACCACCACCCTTTTGATGGGTTTTTGCTCCTAATGCAACTTTATTAAAAATATCATCCAATGAATCTTTAATCTGAGGGGCAACGAAACAATTATTCATTGTAAGATTTTTTCCAATTCCACTATTACTCATTGTTCTTCCGGCAGGGAAGAAATATCTCTTCTTCATTACATCATAAAACATATCAACTTCTTCTTTATTACTTCCACAATGATTAGCTACTCTCCATAAATTTTCATCAAAAGTTTCACCGTTTTTCTGATATCTGTCTTTCCAAATGTTTTCTAAAATGCTGTTTGTAAAATCCATATTATTGTCTCTCTCCTTGTTTTTGTATGTTATTATTTATAATATTCCTACTTTCGTAGGGTTATTTCATATCCTTTTAATCTATTTCTTTCACAACTTTTCTCACTTACCTTGTTCCATCCTAATTTAAATACCCACCGATACATTGTATACAGCATACATTCAATAATGAAATAAGTTCTTTCTGTATCATCTTCGTTACTATGTAGCAGCGTTCCATATATCTCGTCGTATGTATAATATTCATTCATGTTATCACTTCTCTTTGCGTAATATTATTTATCTAACCAATGCCTTACATTCAAATATACAGAATACATAATTGGTATACTTATAATATCATCAACTACTCTATGTTGCATTTCTCCATATAAAGCTAATTCCGATACCTGCCATAAACAATTTAATAATGTCATTAATCCTAATGTAACTAAAATAATAACAAATTCTTTCTTTGTGTTATAGTTATTTTTCATCTGCTTCACCTCCTTAACTTCCAATCAATATCACATTTTAATCAATTACTTCACTTTCAACATCAGCTTCACCGTCAGTGATAATATTAATATTTACACTCTCATTAATAGAATCCTTATTATCACCCCATACAAAAGGTTTCTTACCATTAATCATCGGAACTCCAAACCCTTCAATAAACTGTCCATCTTCATAATCAGTCTTTCTTAATGATAATTGTTCTGCTAACTCTTGTAGATCATCGACATCGCAAAAACATGTTGACCAGTTCTTTAGTTCTTCTTCAGTCCATACCTTCTCATCTAATTCAACTTCATACTCATAAACTTTTGTAACTGTACATTTAATTTTTTTCATTGTAATCTCCTCTCATATTCCTGATAAAAACATTGATTGGTTTCCTTTATATTTCTTCGTCATCGTTAACGTCTTTATCCAACCATTTACGAATAATATCTGTTCCGCTATGATATTTGCAACCCCAATTACATCCTTCTTTTGAATCTTTACATAATTCATTACAATCTGGTCTATGTAGCGTAATAAACGCTGCCATCTGATCTTCATTTAATGTTTTAATCCATTCAAAATTAGTCATTTAACATTCCTTTCTATTAGAATCAAAGAGTTATATGATTCCCATAACATATTTGTTATATTCTTCTTCAGAATAACCCATATATACTCTTAAATCCAATCCTTCTTCTACTCTACCTTCATGCCAATCTTCAATCATCATATCATTCATAGTTTCAATTGCAATTTCTAAAGCAGTTTTAATTGAACCATCGGATATTCCTTTGTTTAACATTCCTTGAATAACATTTCTTGCCGTTTGGATATTCACTCATATCACTTCCTTCCCAACCAATACCTGATTCGATTCTAAAATTCATATGTCAATGTTACTGGCATTACTTTATATAAATCAGGATCATCAAAACAAGCCTTGATTTCTATTTGAGCAATTTCTTCTTCAGAATATAAATAAGCATCTTCGATATAATCAGTAAATTCTCCTTCTGAATAATTAGATATATCTTCGTTAGCGTCAAATTGTAATGGATTTGATTTAGTTGCTATTACATACTTCTTACTTTTGATTATCATTTAGTTCTCCTTTTCTATAAATAAGTCTTCCACTACCACCTACTACAGCATTATATTTTTCTTTCATATAATCTGTTATATGATTCTCGATATCCACTAATATTTCATTAGCCGTATCTACATTAGTATCTTTTGATAAATAAATTTTACTTATTAATTCCAATCCATTTGCTGTTTCGCACATTATTTCTCCTTTCTAAACCAAATAAAACTATAAATTTATTACCTATTTTCAATAACTTCGATATCTATGTAATCAGTGAATGTTGCTGAAATTCCTTTAATCTCTTTTTTAGATGTCAAATATAAATTACCATGCTCATCAAATTCCATCTTGATAATTCCATCATACGTTCCATAATCTCTGGTATCAAAAGGATCGTTACCTCTATAAGATACAGATACTTTCATAGTTTTTCTCATCTTTGTATTCTCCTTTCGTTTATTATTATTCATGATAGAAGTATTATTTTAAGTGGTTTTCTAACACACTCATTTTCTTTGCTAAAATATCTTCTCTGTTAAAAAATATAATATTTCCAATATCATCATCTGTGAACAATATATCCCACTCATTATCAAAATTGACATATGTAAATCTCGCTCCAAACTCATTAACCGAATATTCGTCAATGTATCCATAATGCATTTCATTGTTTCCGTCTAAGTAGTAAACACTGTTATCGTTAATATCTGGAATAGGGATTCCGTTAATTGTTAATTTAATCATTACTTTCTCCTTTCTAAATCACAAGCAAAGTGCAGTTTTATAGTCTTATATTATTCTTCATTATGTAAATGACTAACTGACTCTTCCATTTGCTTTTTAATAAGTGCTATCTTTTCTTTTGAGTATCCATTCTTTGTTTTAGTATGTTTTCTTATAAATTTTCTTGATGACTGTACTAGCCAATAAATAAAGAAACTCCATCCATAGCAAATCATTAGCATACCTGCAACACATGTAGCTTTTTGACTTATTGTTACACTTGAATTTGTAAACAGTGAAAAGTTAATAGCAATTTCAAATATTATCGTTGCAACCAATAATGCTAAACCAACTATCTCTGTAATCCACCATGTCATACTATAACCTTTAAACTTTTTCATTGTATCTCCTTTCTATAAAACCTAATTGAATGATATATTTATAGCCTTCCTGAATTATAATCATCCCAACGTTCTTGCCAGTACGATTCTATTTCCTCATAACATTCTGCACATACTTTACAATAATTTGACTCTTCATTTTCATACATAGTATTCATTCTTCTTTTCTTTGGATATACAAACCATCGTTGACACATTCCACAATATCCAAATAATTTATGTAATATTTTTATCAAAGTTTTTCTCCTTTCTGTTGTATGTTATTGTTACTAATAAGACGAGCAAATTGATAATCTATCGGCTATTTAAATTACTTGCTAATACCGCTGTAAAATATGTATTTGAAAATACGGTAGCCTGATATTCATTAAATCCAACTTCTGTTGATGTATCATATAATATTTTTAGCTCTTTCATAATCGGCATTAAATCTTTTTTGAATTGAATTTGCTTTGCCTCTAATTTTCTTTCTTCATTTATGCTATTTATTAGTTGAATACTATTTTCCATATAATCCATCTCCCTTCTAAATCATAAACGAATTTGCATTTTATTAGCTTTTATTTAATACCATTGCTGCATCTTCGGCAGATTCTAAATCTTCAAATACCTTCTTACCAAAACTTGTTTCCGTAAATGTATAAGTCTTGTAGTTATTCATCTTGAAAGTATATTTGGTAGAATTGTCGTTATGTTTACTAATCTTCTTACATGTTCCTTCTTTTACTATGTATTTTGGATAATCATTAACAACACAGAATCTTTTATCGCCTACTGCAATATCAACTGAATTGTAACTTTCTTTTACTCTTGTGTTCCATTCTGATTCAAATTCTTTATAGTCATAACTACCTGTTTCAAAATCTAAACCACATTCACAATGAATCCAATATGGATCATCTTTACCTAAACCACCATTTACTTCTACTTCTTTACCACAAAACGGACAAGATTTTAAAAATATAAACATTATTATAATTAACCCCTTTCTTCTAATTCTTCTTTATCTAGTTTAAATTTATCACACCTATCTTTTTCAATATCAACTTCTTTTAAATCCAAAAAGCAGTTACCTTTGTTGCCTTCTATAAATGGACATATGTTTTTACATTGTTTGCATGTATATTTTTGCTTACCCAATTAACCACTTCCTTTCTAACCGAATCAAACTTACATTTTATGTGCTTTTATAGTCTATATATTGTGTTTTTATATGTATTAATCACTATATATAGTATGTATTAAAATAAATTACAACCACCATCTTTAAACGCAATAGCCTTTTTTGTATATTCTTTTTGTTTCATCCCCATCTCTTCACAAAAACACTTTTTACAAAGCAGTTTTCTATTATCGTCTTGGATATCTTCGTGCCTGCCGAATGTCTTATAGTACATTGCTATTTCCATTGGATTCATGCTCTTACCACATTTACATTTCTTATTAAAATATTTAGCAGCCATATTTTCTGATATACTTTGTAACTCTGCTACTTCTTTAATTTTTTCTGGTGTTGGAGATGATTGAATTAATTCTTGAATTTTACTTGTCCCAGCTTTCCACTTCCCATTCTTCCATTCTTCAAACGTCCATTTAAGCCTATCTTTAACATGCCATATATCATAATTTTTTCTTAGTGTTTCTTCCCACCACTTCCACTGTAACGGATAATACTTCTCTGTAATCAAATCAACATAATCAGATTGATATGGGCAAATTAAACAACCACAACGATTGAACCCTAATCTATATTGTCTATTAAAATCTATATCCTTCATTAATAAGTAAAGCCAAACTTCTTCGTCTTTCCAATCAATAATGGGCGCAAAGTTAATCCATTTTACAGGTATTGTATTACTATTAAAATGATTTATTCTCCAATCGTAATCCATAATCATTTCATACTCAGATCGTTTGCTACTTTCTGAACTTCTTACTCCTATAACGCTTATCGTTTCTCTATTTTGGTCGTACTCTTTACTTATTTGTCCTTCCTTATATTCAGCACAACAATTTCTTACCATTACAGATGGGATAAAATAATTCTTGACTTCAACAATCCATTTTCTCCATCCCATTTTAGGATTAAGAATATTTAATTTTTCTTTTGGTAACTTCTTAATTTTCTTATATGTATCTGCCGTATCATTAGATGTGTTAGCAAAATTAATTACCCAATCCAAATTATTAAAGATATCAACATGATTTTCTTTAATAAAATCTAATGCTTCATTCCACGCTTCATATGTTAAATCGCTATCTTTACCACCTGAATGACTAACTATGTAAAAATGATTTGGATACTTTAATATGATATCAATAATATTCTTAACGCTTATATCATACTTGCGTTTAATATTATCTTTATTTGAATCAATTAATTCTTGCAATTTAATCTGCTCGGGTAACTCATACATCTTATTGTTTTTCTTATATCCATTACGATTATCTTTTGTAATAACGATTTGTTTGTTCTCTACCTTGAATTGCAAATATGGTTTCTCTTGCGTATAATCTAAATAGATTTTACTTCCACTTCTCCAGCAATCGGTTGGTAATTCAATTCCTGTTTTCTCTTTAAAAAACTGTCTTTCTTCTTCAAAAATTGGTTTAAATCCCATTTATTCACTCTCTTTCTGTGTATTATTATTTATATATACTTTTAATTCCGAATCAAATCCAGATTTGGTTGTCTTATTCAAATCTTTTAATCAATCTATCTAAAAATACTTTTAATATTTCATCAAATTCTTCTTTACTTATAATCTAAATTTCTGTTAAAACTCTATATTCTTGTGTAATATGGTTAAGTTGTTTATAGTCATCATCCCAATATACTTCATCGCATATGTATTTGTATGGCAAGCCCTGATACATTGTAATTTTTCCTATGATAGAATTATCTATTTTATAGAATTTTCCTACATAATTATCATTCTCTTCCAGCTTCCTCTTCTCATTCTCTAGTAATTTATTCAGACTAGCAATTTTTCTTTCAATTTCATCAACCGTCATATTTTATTCACCATCCTTAATCGTAGTGTCCAACCACAACTTCTTAATATCTTCAAATCGCTGCTTAATTTCATTTGTATTTTTATGTCCTACCATTTCTGTAGCAAATACAAATCTACGTTCTAAATCAGTCACCATATCATAGAAATCATAATCTGGAACATATTTCTTAAATGTAACCGTTCCGTTTTCGGCATCTGTAAAGATTTCTAACGGATCTCCTTCTTCTAACAACATGTTACGTCTAATTTCTTTTGGAATTACCACTCTTCCTAAATCATCAATTCTTCTTACAACTCCTGTACTTTTCATTATGTATTTTCCTTTCTTTATTGTTTGTTATTATTTACAATTAAATCATAGTTTTAATTTGTTATTCTATTTCTCCGTCATCTGGTGAAATTCTTCTACATCCACTATCAAATATTTCATATCCTTTGTATTCATTTAAATCATAATTGTATGTATAATGACCATTGAAAACATATAAGATATTATCTTGCTTTGCTGCTATTAATACAGGATCGATTGGAAATAATGCCTCTCCATTATGTCTATATAATTTTAAAGCCATCCAGTCTTTTACTTTATATGTATTTATTAATTCATATTTATCAATTTCTTCTATTGCCTTTCGTCTTGATTCATTTTGCCATTCAGCATGAGCCAAAAATCCGTCTTTTGTAAATGGCTTTAACCCCATACTCTGTAATCTTTCTTCATAATTCATTCTATTATCTCCTTTACATTGTTGATAAAATATCTCTTTCATGTGCTTATTTTAATTGCTTCTCCACCATTCAATTGCAATTTCTCTATGTTCTTCCCACATATAATCATGAAAGTCTTGCCATCCCATTCCGTCTGACCAATCGTACTCCTTATTGTTGAATGCTTCATTCACATATGGTTTACATCTTTCACAGGATCTCCAATCATATACATAATCTTCTTTATATGTAGCAACTGTATGTTCTTCGCCAATATTAATTATATTGTCACAAAAATCACACTTGTGTTCTTTCCTTGCTTTTACCTGCTTAGGTTCTTTTAATACGTCCATATTTATTATCTCCTTTCCTCTTAAACTCGCTTTTCTGTTTATTATTATTTTCATCAACTTAATTTATCTAACAATCCAAACTTTAATAGTTTAAACGCCAATGATATTGACTGTTTTCTTGTTAAGTGCATTCTGTGATTTATAAATACATCACTTGGTATCGGATATTCTACCCAACCAGTTCCACCTTTTTCTGTTTTACTAGCTAATATCTTCGGACATACGTTATGTGTTCCTAACCATATTTTACTTGCTTCTGCTGATGATGACCTTTGTATGTCACATAATTCATCATAATCATCATAGAATTGTACTAACCCAAAACCTCTGCTTGTTTTAGATTTAAAATATTTCATTGTTTAACCTCTTTTCACTTTGAATAGAAGACAGATTTGATTACCATTTAAATCTACTTTTACTCTTATATCCATTAATTTGTTCCCACTGTAAATCTGAACTGGCTTTTGCTTCTCTGACTAGTCTTTTCACTTGATTGCCATTTAGTTTTGTTCGCTCAATATTATATGACAATATTTCTAAATCTTCAAAATCATACTCTTGTCTTGATTCATAATATCCAAAACTCATTACACTGGCTATTGTAGTAATTCTTGTAGTGACTTTTTTATTCAGAAAATCAATATTTAAAATTGGTTCATTTGTTCCTTCTCCAATAAAATAACCACCAGAGTCAAAGTCTTCAGCATTCATTGTGTTATTATCCCATTTTGGTAATACAAATGCCCTTATTTTAAAATTATCCATATTCCATCTCCTTTCTAAAAGCCAATCAAAAACCGAATTGATTTTGTTTATTATTATTTTTGCCTACCCAAACCAAAAACGCTTCTCATTCAAAGTAGACTGTATACGCCCTACTGTCCGTTAGATTCCCGAAGCCCAACGATGATTTAAAAAGCAATGACCGTAATCAAATACTTACTGTCAGACGACTCCTGATTTGCGTATATTTCCCTAAACAAATTATTTAAAAACCCTTCCAAATACGTGTTATATTGGCTTTTTATGTATTATCAACTTACTCCTGCAAATTCACCATAATATTTCTCTCTCATCTTTTCTGCGTATGCGCCAGCTTCATTAACATCGCTAAATTTTTCTAATAAAGTATTCTTTCCATTTACCATTAACTGTACGTGATATGGCGTTTTCTTATCTGCTTTTATGTATGCTACATTTCGATAACCCGACTTATTATTGCTGTTCTTGCCATTCCTATTTTTTAAGTTTTGATTTTGTTCAATCACCCTTAAATTTTCTCTTCTATTATCAAGAGTATCATGGTTGATATGATCTACCTTTGCGGTATTATCTTTTGGATTTGCTATAAATACTTGTAATGCTATTTTCTTGTATGGATGACACGAATAATCAATTGTATGACAGTAATATGTTTTTGTTCTATCATTCCATGACGGACTCCACGTATAAGGGAAATTTAAAACTCTTTCTAAGTCTTTCAAGCTTATAGTTGCCCATAAGTTTTCTTCCATTTTTCTCCTTAATTCAATCTTAGCTATACCATTTTCTTCGTCAATTATGTAATTGTTACCTTTCTTTCTTGGTGCTATATAAATCATCTCCTTTTATTTATTTGTGTATTATTATTAATTATAACTGGGTTCAATCTTGTCGTCTCTTAATCTAACGAAAATAGGGAACTGAAGACTCTCTAATCCCGTTTTCTTATCAGATGTAATCTCTTTGTATTTAACCTCAACAATCTTACCAATCATATCTTCACGATTATTCCAAATATCTGTACGCTGCTCGTCTGAAAATCCACTTCCAACATTTACTGTGTTACCCTTAAATTCTGCTACTAATGCACCTAAAGTTCCTTGTAATCTACCATCTCCTTCAAGCACATCAACCACTCTTAAATCCATTGTATAAAATCTTTTTACCTTGATTAAATCAGTGGTTCTTTTACATTTATACGTTGCATCCTTATTAATCATAAGTCCTTCCCAATCGTGTTCTACTGCATAATCTAACCACTTATTAATTTGTGATTGGTCTGTTCCTTGGTAAACTACTTTTACTACTTCAATATTATGTAAGTTTTTCTTTTCGATTTCTTCTCTTAATGGTTTAATATTATTTTCATATCTGATTTTATATGTGCAATCTGATACTTTATTCTTTATTTGTTCAGCAGCAAACGTATCAAAAATTACTAACTTAATTTCTTCTTTCGTTTCTGCATCTGAATTGATAATCCCTGTACCAATACGAAAATTCTCTCCATCAGATAATCCATCGGTATTTTTTCTTATTAATTCTCCATCAATAAACTTATTTTCAAGTCCACAGGCAATAATATCATTAATAATGTGCTGGAATCCTTTAAATACTTTTCCTTGTCTACTGATCAATCTTCCATTATAAAATGAGCATCTGTTTCCATTTAGCTTTTGACTAAGTGAAAACCATTCATCTTTCTTAAGTTTCAACTTATCAAAACCAGATCCAAGCTGAACTTCCCAAGTCTCAATGAGATTTGGAATTGCTTTGTTAACAGTCTTGTAATCTACCCCTAGTTTTATTGATTTTGTTACAATGCCTTTAATGAAGTCTGAATAGTCTGAATTAGTCATGTTAACAAATCTTTGTACATTGCTGATATCTATATCTCTACCAGTATTGTTAGTTTCTAAATACTCCATCAAATCAAACATATCTTTAAATGATCTGTCGCTCCAATCTGGTAGTGCCTTTTCAATCTTTGCTTTGCTAATACCAGTTGTGATATTCCCATCCAACAAGAATACGAGACATTTCTTGAATAATTCATTATCCTTATTCTTTCTAATTATACTCTCCTTATCATTCTTACCACTTGTCTCTTGAATCTGTTTAAAAATTCTAATTACTTCTTCCATGTCATTCTCCTTTATTATGTTTATTATTATTTGTAATTATGTAGTTAATAAAAATTAACCTGTGATACTATTAATTCAGCCTTCCTCTTCCGTCTGAAATAATCTTATCACAGGTTAAGTGTGTTGTCAACATCTTGTTTATTATTATTTGTATTTATTTTGCGTTTTCTATTAACATAGATTGCATAAATGTCATTCTGTTGAAATTTTCTTTCTTCTTTATAGAAGTATTGACTGTTGACGCAGCACCAATGTGAAAACAACGCTCTTTCATTCTGGTGAGTCCAACATAAATTAGATTTGAATTAAGCATATATGTATGAGACTTTGGCGTAAGTAGAATAATTACCTTTGAACTACTACCTTGAGATTTATGGATTGAAATAGCATAACCCAACCCTACGCTCTGTAAATCTTCTCTTGAATAGCTAACTCTTATCCCATCAAAATCAATCACCATTTCATATCTGTTTATACTTAATACAATTCCACATTCTCCGTTTGCAATGAAAGTAGTGTTTAAATTCTCGTCATCAATACAGAAATCATCGTCAATATATACTTTTGCTTTATAATTATTCTGTTTCTGTATAATTAAATCACCAACATAGTAAGTTATTTCACCATATTTAAGAAACGTGTCTGATCCAAAATTTTTATTAGCTATCTTCTGAAGGTGGTTGTTTAATACAACTGTACCATATTCTCCTTTGTTATATGCTGTTAACACCTGTATATCTTCTACTTTGTAATTCTGTGATAATAATTTTTCATATAATGCAAGAACGTTTTTAACTGATTGCTTGTCATCTACATTAATAAAAGCATAGTCTTTATTATCTCCAAAGTATGTACACTGACTTAAACTGTCAGACAGATATTTCTTACAATTCCTAACATCTGTAGCAACCGTCATTAATCCACCTTTACCATATCTAAAGATTTTAGTTAATGACGTAGTTGGTATAACTTTAGATTGCATAAAGTCGTGCAATAGATTACCACAAGCAACTGAAGGTATCTGAGCAGAATCACCAACCATTAACAACTTAGTTCTATTAAAATCTATTGCATCGATTACATGTTTGAATAAAAATATATCTGTCATTGAAAACTCATCAATAACCACAACATCACTATCGAGTTTATTATTCATACAATATGTCCATGTGTTAGGTGGAATATAAGCTAAACCTCTATGAATAGTTGATGTTTCTCTCTTGCAATATTCCTTTAATACTTTTGCTGCTTTACCTGTCGGAGATAATAACACATACGATTTATTATTATCATCTAACATCTGAATTATTGCTTGTGTACATGAACTCTTACCACTACCACCAAACCCGTTCAATATGCTTATATTGTATTTACATAAATAATTAATTGATTGTAGCTGTTCGTCTGTAAGTGAAAATTCACTTGAATTTCTGTATTTCTCTACATTAATATTCCATTCGTTTTTAACAGATAATCCATATGAAATATTCTTTGCTATATATAATTCAGTATTATATGTTTCTTTTAATGCAACATTTCTACTGCTCTTATCATAATATATACTTTCTTCTTTTACTGCATCTATGAAATGATAAGCACAAGCTGGCACTAGTTTATCACATTGGTTTTTTAAATCTACTAGATCCATTTTAGTATGACCGTTGTTTTCGTTTTCTTCTAATAAGAATAAGATACATGATAAACATCTTTGCTTGCTTGTCTTTAAATCAGAATTAAAATCTATAATAGGTTTTAACCCTTTTGAAACATTTTCTATAGAAGCCTTTTCTATTTCCAATAGTAATCCATCAGCTTTTTTAAATCCAATGCCTGAGATTACACACAGGCATTTATAAGGATTATTCTTCATTTCATATCTAATTTTTTCTGTAGATGGATATTTATCATACAACTTTTTAACCATATTTAGACTAAGTAATCCTTGAAACTCTGATACCAGCTCTACTAATGCAAAGTTCTCAACAATCTTTTCTTTGATACGCTCAAACGTATACTCTTTAATTCCTTTAGTTAATGATAAATCAATGTCTTCTAGTCTATTATTAATTACTCTATCCACTATATCAGGATAAACTTTAAATAATGTATCTGCTTGCATTGGAGTTAATATTTCTTGTAAGAACAACTGCATATCAAGAGAGGTGTTTGGTCTGTCTCGTTTAATATTATTTACTTTATATCCATAACCATTCTTAGTTATTTCTTCTGTTGCTTTTACTGAATACAAAATTCCTTCTCCAAGTTGATGTAGATTGCCACTTATAACTGCTGTTCCATATTTAGTAAACTTAATAAAATTATATTTATCTTTATCTACATCCACTGCATACACTCTATAATCTTCTGTATCATAAATACATCTAACTACTCTACACTGAAACTCAAATTCTTTTGTTCCGTTATCACTCACCAAATCACCTCACTTATTTTATACACTCAAATGCAGTTATAATCTTCTCTGTTTCATCTGTTGGAATCCACTCTTCTCCAACTTTTCTCTTTTTAAACTGTTCTCTAAACTCATATATCTTCAATATACTATATTGACCAAATGGACTAAGTTTAAATATTTTTGCTGATGTTATCTTTGTTTTAAATTCTTCTCCAGTCTTAATATTTCTTACTAATAAATATGGAGTAGCTGGATTATTATAAGTTTTAAAGTCCAATACTACGTAATAATCTTTACTTACTTTTGGATTTGCGTATGTAGTATATTGCAAATATTCCATTTCAAATTTAATATGTTCAATGATTGACATTGGTTTATCTTCTAATTTAGAACACATTTCTGTTACAAGTCCTTTTGTATCGAGTTCTTTGTATAATTTCTCTGTTTCTTTACTACTATATTTTTTCATCAAAAACTCATTAAGTTGAAGTTTATCAAAATCAGCTTTTTTAATTTGTTTTACATTGTAGAGATTATTATAAACCTCAATTACATTAAGCAAGTATTTATTATTACCAAACATACTAAAGAAGTTAAGACCTGTAAGAATTGTTAATTGTCTTGCATCTACTGAAGTTTGTTTATGTATATCTGTTAATAATTCAATAAAGTTATTATATTTATTTTTGGATAACTCCATTAGTTCTTCTGCTATTTTTGAATTACAATACTTAATTGATAATATTCCTTTGTAGATAGTATTGTCTTTTCTGTCTATGGTATATTCTGAAAGAGATTTACCAAATTGTATTGGTTTAATTTCTATATTAAAATATCTTGCAAGATTAATACCATTATTTGTATCTTCTTCGTTTTCAGCTCTATTCAAGTAAGCAGTAATAAATTCAATTGTATAATATGTTCTCAAATTTACACAAGCATATCCATTCATACTGTAGCTGGTAGAATGGTTAAATCCAAATTGATATTCCGAGCTATCGGCTACAATCTGAACAAATTGTTCTGCTTCTTTTTCCGCTATTTCTCTTGGTTTACTAGAGTGTTTACAGTATCCTTCGAGGATTTTAGGTAATTGTTCTTTCAAACCTTCTTGATCCTTTTTGCCTATACAATTATGTACTATTATTTCGTTGGCAACATAATTATGATTGTCTTTTACCTCAATATCATAAACATTTGAAATACCATATTCTTCTATTTTAATTATTTTCAACGGTATATATTCAGCCATTAATAATTCATAAGTTTTAGGACTGTATACAAACTTTACAATATCTAATGCTTTAGTATTTGTTATTGTGCTGTTTTTATTTAATTTAAATCCATTGTGTTTATATCCTCCAATTTGATTTCCTATATCTGAAAAACTGATATTTCTATCATTGGCATTCTTTATAATTTCTTCATAACACTCTTCTGGAAGAATGTAATCATATTGTAATGTTCTATTTTTTGCTAACTCTAAAATATTAAAATAATCATCCTTTTTTCTTCCAACAATCAATGTTGCTATTGTGTTACAAAACTTTTCTACTGAATCAACTTGTCGTATGATTAAATGATAGCACATATAATCATATCCTTTTACATTTTTTGACTCTACATATGAATATATATTATACTTCATTAACAATGACTTTATTTGGTAGGCAAGTTCTCTGCTTGTTGTATAATATTCAATACAAGTATTTTTTAAGTTGTAACCACCATCAGTATTAAACAATCCTGCAAGTAGATTTGTTAATTTGCTACCTACTGGATAATTCATAATTTCATAAGGTATTCTTTTCAATCCAGCCTTCTTTACTAGGTCATATTTTGTTAATAAGTTTTGTAAAATCATTCTATGATTTTTTGATTTAATATAAATTGAGTATATATAGTCAACTTCAACTCCATTTTGAATATGATCTGTGAACTCACAATTTTTATTATATCTTGATAATTCAGATACACAGTTTTTAAATTTTTCTATAACACAAAGTTCTGAATTTGTAAAATGTATATTGTTTATATCTCCAATCGAGCCATCTCCAATTAATAACCCTAATAAAAACATTTCGTTTTCAGAAAGTCTCTGATTTGGTTTTAAATTATCAGATGTAGGATGTATTACAGATGGTGTCATTACATAATCATTATTTGTTAATTCTTTTACTTGTTTCCATCCGTTCTGTGTTAATATTTTGTGGTTATCTGTAGCTATAATATAATTATCTTGTTGTGTATAAATTTTATAAGTCTGTTTTATACCATTATTAAATTTATTGATAACAGGTTTATGTGTAATATTATTACTGTTATCAATACATACAACCTTATCACCAACTTCAACATCTTTTATTCTTTTTCTGTTTCCATTAGACATTAACACTAAAGAATTTTCATCTAAGCATCTACGAGTAGTGTCTGCGGCAGAACCTGTAAAATCACAAATATCTGTTAAGAATTTAATTGTATCCTCTTGAAATATTAAATATCCATTATTATCTTCTAGTAATTTATCAATTTCTTCTGATGGATTTTTATTAAATTCACCTGCAATCATTTTATCTCTGTATGATTTGCCAGACGGTCTTAGTGCTGCGTTTACCATAGACATATGGTTAACTGTGTGTGGTTTGAAGTTCTTCAACAAATCAAATGCATAATCACCTTCAAACTGAAACACCCCTTGTTGAGTCTCTATCATATTATTCCAAACTTTATCATCTTCCCAATTTATTTCGTGAGCTTTTGGGTATGGTATTCCAGCATATCTACAAGCATCTTTAATAATTCCAACTGTTTTAAGTCCTAATATATCAAATTTTACGTAGTTAAGCGAATCGACAGCTTTCATCGCACATGTTGATACAGGCATGTTTAAATCTCCATCTTTATAGAATAATCCAATACTATCAGCCAGTGTTATAGGTGATCCTATAATACCGCTAGGATGAGTTCCTTTTGCAACTATAGTACCTTTTAATCCTTTTAAATAGTAGAATAAGTCTTGGTTATCATTAATTAAAGAGTCATATGAATTTTTAGTTTTTTCTGCTTTTATTTTCGCATCCTTGTTATTAATTCTAGTCATATAAATATTATGATTATCAAAAGTGATTGTAGATGATTCTAATATACCGTTTTCAACCAATTCTTCGCTATTTACTTCTTCTTGCATAATTTTACTATATGTATTA